GTGACAAAAAAGCAGCTAACAAAACCCAAAACGCCCTCAATTGTTGCTATGCGGAAAAAGCAGCCCTAACACCGTTGAAGGCTATTCAAATGGAAGGGCTACTTTCAAGAGAGCTATTCAGCGAGATTATTGATTATGTCTTCAATAAGTACGAATGGAGCGAGAGATTGGACAATGAAGTTGATCGCATCATTCTTAAATATAGAACTAAGGGCGAGTTGGGTCGCAATAAGATGTCAGTTAAAAAAGCTCTTTATACAGCCTACATGTTAGGCGTGTAGCTAGAACGATTTACAAGGGTTTGACTCCCTTGCTAGCTATTACCAGTCAATACATATTAGAAAAGAGGAATCCTTTTTATTTTTTTCATTCAAATCGAACCAAGGCATGACTGGTAGCTTTGGAAATCTAACACAAGGGATGTGATATCTGCGTAAACTATCTATTTCGATATAGTCTCTATAATTCAACTTCTAAATTCTTGTATTAAACGAAAGGGGAAATATCCCCAATAATGATTTCTATATCGTAGGGCGTGCCAGGGTTCGAATCCCTCGCATGTCGTTAGTCTGTCCACTATTTTTAGCGACTTGGACACTTTTTTTAACACCGGACAAGCTGACAGACCTTGTCCAAACAAACCCAGCAAATTTAAGAAAAAAGGATGTGGATTACCCTCTTTCTTACCGATATCATTACACGTAGCCAAAGACCTTGCTGGTGCCTTCGGCTACAAAAAAAGACCCAGACTAATGCCTAGGACTGTTCAAACGCTGATAATATTATTATACCATAAAGGAAATGAATTTATGAGAACAGTTGAACGGCTGCAACAAATCAAGGCACTTGATAGATACATTGACAGTCAGATAGAACAGATTAAACGGCTGGAATCGCAAGCGCTAAAAGTAACGGCTGGAGCAATGCAAACAGACATGGTCCAAGGTGGAAAACGTAAAGGCAAGGATGACATCTATGTCGAACTCATGACGGCTCGTGAAGAAGTAGAACGCTTCACTGCCGAAGCTATCAAACAGAAACTAGAGTTTCGTAGACAAATAGCAAACGTGGGGGATATAGATGCCAGGTCCCTACTACAAATGGTATACATAGACCAGCTAGATATCTGGCAGATATGCGACCGCATGGGCTTTAGTAAGGCTACTTACTATGTTAAGTTAAGACAAGCTGAGAAGTATTTGGACTAATCTATAGTGGTATATACCAATCCATACTGCATCATACTTACAACGTGGTAATATAGTATTATCAACTTAGAAGGACACAGCAGTGTTCTTCTTTTACTTTTATCTGAAAGGAGGTATGCCAATGCCGATGGTCAGACGATGTAAGGCAGAGGGGTGCCGTGCCTTAACAGAGAGACCAGCACACTACTGTACGACACATAGCAGTATGGAAGCAGCATACATGGAAGAGAGGCAGAGATACTCACGTACTAGATACAACAAGCGAGTGAGGAACAGAGATGATGAGAGCAAAGAACGGTATGCGTTCTATCGTTCAAAGACTTGGTCTTCTATTCGTAAGATTGCATTGGAACGTGACAACTATCTATGTCAGTACTGTCTAGCGTTGGGTGTGACCACACCAGACGCACGCATAGGCGACCACGTTACACCCGTTGAAATTGCGCCAGAACTTAGGACGGAAATTTCAAACGTGGTAGCAACGTGTAGGAGCTGCGATAATACCAAGAGGACACTAGAGCAAGAAATCTATGGTACTGGTCAAAATAGAACGAAACAAAACACGGAGCTACGACTTCCCGTGGCAACTTGGGCAGGTTTAATAGCCCGGAAAAAAGAGGACGTCGTTAAACCCCTCTAATAAGCCCATAGCACGATTTTATAATAAGGGTGGTATAATAACCCTCGATACGATTTAAAATTGACCCCCGCCCCCTTCTCGTGCCAAGGAGAGCCGCCACAAGGTGTTCTCTTGTATCGCACGGCAATTTGAGGGGTTTTAACAAGGGCCAGATTTAGGATTTAGGAGGTGAGGAAGTGGCGAACAAGTCCCCAGCAAGGCGAGAGCCATTTTACAAGCAAAATGACCGTTTTCTACCGCTTGACCCACCAAACTACTTAGGGACAGTGGCGAGGACGGTTTGGACTAAAATCATTCCATTTTTAAAAGCAACGGAAAAGGTCGAGCGTATCGATACATTTCTAGTGGAAACCTACTGCACGACTTACGAGATTTACAAAAAAGCCTATGAGGACGTGAAAGAAAACGGTATCCAAACCGAGATTATCAAAGTTATTCAATCGCCTGGCACTGGTGAAATTTTAGGCGAGCAATCAATGGGATTTAAGAAAAACCCAGCCGTTGCGACGATGAAAGACGCTGCTGAAACCCTTAATAAAATAGGTATTCAGCTAGGTCTGACACCTAAAGGCCGGGCAGAATTGGCTGAGATAGCCGGAAGTCAAGCGGATAATAAATCTTTAGGAGATATGATGAAAGACTTTCTAGGGAAATAGAAAGGAGCAATGGTGAAAACAAATCTGATAAAAACTCATGATATAGATGCGGCGTATAAGGAATTTGATTTCACCGACATCGCCCGAAAATATCAAGACGACGGCACAAAGTATTGCTTCGATGCCTTAGAAGGTCGAATAGTAACTGGATACATGATTAAACTGGCATGTTTCAGACACCTACGAGACTTGCAACGACAAGGGGATAAAGACTTTCCATATACCTACGAAACGACTGAAGCGGACAAATTATTGCGTTTTGCTAGGATATGTCCAAACGTCGATACTGGTGAGCCTACACAGTTGATGCCGTGGCAGAAATTCATCCTATGTATGCTTTTCGGGTGGAGAAATGCTAACGGTGGTAAACGTTTCAGCCGTGCCATTGTTTCGGTTGGCCGTGGGCAAGGTAAAACGTATTTGATGGCTATTCTTACGGCGTATTCATACTTTATTGAAAGTTTCGGATTGTCAAACCAAGATTATCTGGTAACCTCTATCAACTTCAAACAAACAAACAAGTTGCTTGGTTACATAAAATCTATGATGAAACAGATAATCCAAAACGAGCCTTTCAAGAGTTTGGCAAACGAAACCGAGTTAGGTCTTCATAGTGACCAAGTTATTATGAAGGCTAACAACAATGTTTTAAGGGCTATATCCGCTGAGAGTGGGCAATATGATAGTTTTCACTTTACAACCGCTATTTTTGACGAGATTGGAGAAATCGAAACAAGAGATGCAGTATCTAAAATCGTCTCTGGGCAAGTAAAAGTCCCGAATAGACAGTTTGTCCAAATTTCTACCGCTTACCCAAATCCGTCCGTTCCGTTTAGGGAAGACCAAAGGATTATGCAGCAAGCGATGGAAGACGACGATAGCAGGGATGCTGATACGTACCTTTGCTTAGTGTGGTCTCAAGACAATTTAGATGAAGTCTTCCAACCAGAAACATGGGGGAAAAGTAACCCGCTTTTAGACTTGGAACAAGAGCGTGACAACCTTATGAAAGGGTTGATGGATAAAAGGGATAGCGACCTATTAAGCGGTAACCTTGCCGATTTCCAAGTAAAAAACATGAATTGCTGGTTGTTAGCAGATAGCAATAGCTTCCTAGATTTAAGCGATATTGAAAATGCAGTCGTTGATGAATTTGATATCAAGGGTAAGCGTGTATATGTCGGGCTGGATGCTTCAATGTTTAGCGATAACACGGCTATCGGTTTTGTTTATCCTTATGTTGATGAAAATGGCGGTCAGAAATGGCACATCGAACAACACAGTTTCATCCCGTGGCAACAAGCGGGTTCGTTAGAAGCTAAGATGGAACAAGACGGTGTTAACTATCGAGACTTAGAAACCAAGGGCTACTGTACGATTACAAGCCATCCACAAGGGCTTATTAACCCCGAAGAAGTTTATCGGTGGTTTTGTGAGTATGTCGAAGATAATCAACTGGATGTGGTCTTTTTTGGATATGACGCTATGGGAGTATCAAAGATTATCAAGGCTTTGGAATCTAACACTAGCTTCCCGATGATGCCGATAAGACAGCGTACAAGCGAATTGAAAGACCCGACAAAATTCCTTCAAACACTCTTTATTGAGGGCAATATTACTCGTTTGGATGATGAAATCATGCGAAAATCACTGATAAATGCGGTAATCAAGGAAGATAATATCGGTATTCAAGTAGATAAAATGAAATCTACTTACAAAATTGACGTAGTGGATGCCCTTATCGACGCATTTTATGACGGCATGTATGCGTTTGAAGATTACGCTATCACCAACAACCCAACGTGGAAGGTCGAACACATGAGCCAGGAAGCTGTTTTGAATTGGTTAAAAGATCCAAATAGTGGGCTATTGGAGGAATATTAATACATGATTTTAAAGTTTTTTAAGGCGATTTGGGCAGTTTTTGACATTCTTATGTTCCTTTTTGCTGCAATTTCGCTTAATGTCACCACTTACCACATTGGCTATGTATGGTTTGGCATTAGTATGACAATCACTTTCGTACTAGCTGGGCTAGTGAGTGAATTAGCTAGCAAGAAAAGCTAGAAAGGAGGTGATAACGATTGCCGATATTTAATTTAGCAACAGAGAGCCCACCGAGTAATCAAGGGGGCTTTTTTGATATTACTGATCCAGAGTTTTTAGCCACTTTAAATGGTAGTGAGTGGGTATCAGCCGAAACCGCTCTTAAAAACTCGGACCTATTCTCTATTATCAGTCAGCTATCTAATGACCTTGCGACTGCCAAGCTAACAACTAGCCGAAAACAATTACAAGGTATTGTGGATAACCCATCAAATAACGCTAACCGCTTTAATTTCTATCAGTCTATCTTTGCTCAAATGCTTTTGGGTGGGGAAGCCTTTGCCTATCGTTGGAGAAACGATAATGGGCGTGATATGAAGTGGGAGTATTTGAGACCATCTCAAGTCTCGTTTAACCGTTTGGATAATCAAAACGGGCTTTACTATAACATCACTTTTGATGACCCACGCATTCCACCGGAACAACATGTCCCACAAAGCGACATCTTACACTTTAGATTGCTATCCGTAGACGGTGGTTTGACAAGCGTAAGTCCGTTGATGGCTCTTGGTAGGGAATTGGATATCCAGAAAGCCAGTGATAAGCTAACGCTTAACTCTCTTAAAAACGCCCTAAACGCCAATGGTATTTTGAAAATCAAGGGCGGTGGATTGCTCGATTTCAAAACTAAAGTCTCACGCTCACGACAAGCAATGAAGCAAATGCAAGGCGGTCCGTTGGTATTGGATGATTTAGAGGACTTCACACCTCTTGAAATCAAGTCCAACGTGGCCCAACTACTTAAGCAAGCGGACTGGACGACCGGACAATTTGCAAAAGTCTACGGTATCCCAGAGAACGTTGTCGGAGGACAAGGAGACCAACAGTCTTCACTAGAAATGAGCTCAAATGTCTATTCTAAAGCAGTAGTACGCTATTTAAGACCATTCCTCAGTGAGTTATCTCAAAAACTTTCATGCGATGTGGATGCAGATATTTTCCCAGCGGTTGACCCGACTGGTGCCAACTATATCAGTCGTATCAATAGCATGGTTAAAAGTGGCACACTCGCACAAAATCAAGGCTTGTATATTTTGCAACAAGCTGAGATTTTACCTAAAGAGTTGCCAGAGGGTAAAAACCCTAACCGTACTACATTGAAAGGAGGTGAGATAAATGGGCAAGATTGACATTAAAGGCGATATTGCAAGCAATGATTTAGTGACGTTTTATGATTTCTTTGGAATGACATGCACTTATCCAAAAATGGTTCAAGATGCTATCGAAAACGACGAAGACGAAGAAATAACGCTTAACATTGCGTCTAATGGTGGCGATGTGTTTGCAGCTAGCGAAATCTATACTATGTTAAAAGCCAGTGGCAAGCGTATTGTGGTTAACGTGCAAGGGCTTGCGGCTAGTGCTGCGAGTGTCATTTCTATGGCTGGGAACGTTGTTAGGATGTCCCCAACAAGTCAAATGATGATTCATAAGGCTTCGGTAGACCCTGGACACAGTAACGCGGACGACCTAGAGCATCAATCGGCAGTATTAAATAGCATTGATGAATCTATCGCTTTGGCTTACGAAATGAAGACTGGTCTTAAACAACCAGAATTACTTGATCTCATGGCTAAAGAGACATGGCTTAATGCTAAAACGGCTGTCGATAAAGGCTTTGCGGATGAAATCATGTTTTTTGACGATGATGAAGAAGAAATCATGGTTACTAACGCTGTACATCAACTACCAAGCAAATCAGCAATCACTAAATTTAAGAATATGATTGCTACACCTAAAACCAATTCTTTGCGTGAGCAGAAATTGGCGATTTTACTTGAAAAATGAAAGGAAGATGATTGATGAAAGCATCAAACGAATTGCATGACCTTTGGGTTGCTCAAGGCGACAAGGTCGAAAACTTGAATGAAAAACTTAACGTAGCTATGCTTGATGATTCAGTAACTGCTGAAGAATTGCAAGCAATCAAAAACGAACGTGACACTGCCAAAATGAAACGTGACATGTTCAAAGAACAGTACACAGAAGCGCGTGCTAGTGAAGTTGCAAACATGTCTGAAGAAGACAAGAAACCATTGACTGAGAACGAAGAAGAAGTTAAAGCTTCTTTTGTTAAAGACTTTAAAAACCTTGTTCGTGGTCGTTACCAAAACTTGCTTGATTCAAAAACAGACGGCACTGGTGCTGATGCTGGCTTGACTATCCCTCAAGATATTCGCACAGCTATTAATACATTGGTTCGTCAATACGATTCATTGCAAGAGTATGTTAATGTCGAAAACGTAACTACTCTCACTGGTTCTCGTGTTTACGAAAAATGGGCTGATATTACTGGTCTCAATAAAATTGATGATGAAGCTGGCCAAATCGGTCAAAACGATGATCCAAAACTTTCTCTTATCCGCTACGCTATCAAACGCTATGCTGGCATTTCAACAGTAACAAACAGCTTGCTTGCTGATTCTGCTGAAAATATCCTTGCATGGTTGTCTGGATGGATTGCTAAGAAAGTCGTTGTTACTCGTAACAAAGCTATCTTGGAAGTTATTGCAACACTTCCAACTAAACCAACATTGGCTAAATGGGATGACATCATCGACCTTGAAGCCAAAGTTGACCCAGCTATCAAACAAACTTCATTCTTCTTGACTAACACTTCAGGCTTTACTGCCCTTAAGAAAGTTAAGAATGCGATGGGTGACTACCTCATGGAACGTGATGTTAAATCACCTACTGGATACTCAATCGATGGCTTCACAGTTAAAGAAGTTTCTGACCGCTGGCTTGCTAACGGTACTGGTGGAGCTATGCCGCTCTACTTTGGTGACTTGAAACAAGCGGTAACATTGTTTGACCGTCAACACTTGTCACTACTTTCAACTAATATCGGTGGTGGAGCTTTCGAAACTGATACTACTAAAGTACGTGTTATTGACCGCTTTGACGTTGTTAAAACTGATGAAGAAGCGTTTGTTCCAGCGTCATTCAAAGCAATCGCTGACCAAAAAGCTAATCTTACACCAGGGGCTTAATTAGGAGGTAAGTAATGAGTGTATCTAAGGAAACTATCATGCAGACTCTTAATCTGGATGAGACAGACGACACTGCACTCATTCCAGCTTACATTGAATCGGCTCAACAGTATATTATCAATGCAGTCGGTAATGACCCGAAATTCTACGACCTCGATAGCGTGGAATCTTTGTTTGACACGGCTGTAATTGCTCTCACAAGCTCATATTTCACCTACAGAGTGGCTTTGACGGACACAGTGACTTATCCTATCAATCTCACTTTGAATAGTATAATCGGGCAATTAAGGGGCTTATACGCAACGTATAGCGAGGAAAGAGGTGACTAATGGCTAAAGTTAGATACTTACCCTCAGACTTTCGTTTTAAGGCTGATTTTGGTACTTATCAAAGCACGCCCAACAAATTCACGGGCGTTAACGTGCCTAAATTCGTCAAACAGTTTACGTTGCATTATAAACCACACACTCGCACACTCAATCAAGAGTATTTAGCCCAACAAAATGGCGAAACTGATACAAAAGTTATCGTTATTCGCCATAATGCTAAAGTAGTTGAAGGTCAAGTGGCTGTTTTAAATGGCACTCAGTATGATATTGTGCGAGTTAGTCCAAATGAAAACTTTGGACTTAATCGCTACGACTTTCTGACTTTGAGAAAGCGTAAGAAAGTTGGGTGATGGCTTATGGTAGGGCTTGATAAAGCGCTAGAGGGCTGGCTTGAAACAGTAGCCAGTATTGGCGATTTAACACCAGCGGAACAAGCTAAGATTACCACCGCTGGTGCAAAGGTGTTTCAAAAGGAGTTAGAAGATGTAACCCGTGAGAAGCACTACTCAAATAAGAAACATTTGAAGTATGGGCACATGGCTGACGGTTTATCTGTCCAGTCCACTAATGCGGACGGCAGAAAGAACGGTGTGGCAACCGTAGGATGGAAGAATAACTACCACGCTCAAAATGCCAGACGATTAAATGACGGTACTAAGAAATATCGTGCTGATCATTTCGTTACCAATGTCCAAAACGATAGCGCTGTTCAAAGAAAGGTGCTATTAGCAGAAAAAGAGGAATATGAGAAACTCATTCGAAGAAAAGGAGGGAAGTGATTAAGTGTTAGCAACCGTAAAACTTAAAGAGCTAATTGAGGGCAAAGAATTTGGTGAAATAATCGAAGTATATGCAAACAACTTGTCTAAAGAGCTCGAAGAAAACACCGATAAGACAATCGTTTTGCTCACTGAAAGCAATCCATCCCTTGATTTGAGTGGAAACAATACCTTTTTCAGTAAAACGGATAGAGTAGAGGTGCAGATTTTTTACAAGGCTGACATTGATTTTGATATTGAAGCCTTTGAAATGGAATTACTGAAATTCCTAAAATCTGAACACTACTCAATTACAGATATGAGAGAACATAGTATAGACCCCGACACATTACAGATTACGGCGGTCTTTTTTGTTGCTCTCGATAAGCTAATTTAACAAAGGAGAAAATACTATATGTCAATTGTAGGTTTGAAAATGGTCCGCCTTGCATTGGTTGACCCTAAAACCCAAAAACTCATTAAAGGCAACGAAGGTCTTTCAGCAGAAGGCGTTATCGAAGTCGATTCAACTATGCTTGGTACTCGTACCGCTAACATCTCAAACTTGGAAGGCCAAGCGACTAAAGTACCAGGGAACAACTCAGTACAAGATGTTATGATTGCACCAGGTTCTCCAGCAGTCGCTTTTGACTTTAACAACCTTGATTTTGAAATCAAACAAAAAATGCTTGGTTTCAAACCAGACGGCAAGGGTGGTTATGTGATGGATGGTGAAAAACCTCACACAGCGGTATTGATTGAATCTGAAACACTTGACCGCAAACACTCAGTATTCTTTGGTTTTGCCAATGGTATCATGCAAGAATCAACTCAAAACGTTGCAACAGATACCGACACTGCTCAAACTCGCCAAGACGATAACATGACATTCAATGCCTTGTCAGCGAATGCGTTTGGTGGGGAGCCTTACAAGAAATACTATTCTGGAGCATCTAACTTCGATAAAACTAACATGTTTAAAGAAGTCTTCGGAGGATACGTCCTTCCTGCTGCATCAAACAGTCTATAATTCGCAAGAGGTCGGGCTCATGGCCTGACCTCTATTTTTGTTAAAAAGGAGTAAAGATAAAATGGAAATCAGAACTATTCAAATTCCAGAGATCAGTAAAAAAGCATTCAAAGTGACAACAAGCAACCGCAATGTCTTGCGCATGCATGAGTACCAATTGGCAGTCCTTAAAATCAGCGATACTGTCGAAGATGGGGACACACAAGAGCAAGCACAAGCAAGTTTCACAATCCTCAAAGAAATGCTTGGCTTTATTCGTGCCGTTCTCAATTTGGATGATGAAGCCTATGACAAATTGCTTGATTTGGACAACGAGCGTACACAAGAGATTGCCGAAAAATTGGTGGGCTATATGTACGGTTTGACAGACGAACAACTTGAAAACGCCACTGGTGAAACTGACCCAAAAGACTAAAGTCTAAAGGGGAACAGATTTTTGATTTAGAAAATAGCGTTGAGAACTTAAAACTCGTTGCTAAAAAATCAATTCAAGGTTTTGGGTGGACGCTAGATCAATACTACGATACCGATTATTACGAGTTGATGAAAATCTTAAATGCCAAAGAGGAAGAAGATAGGATGGTTGACCCAACATCTTTGCTCTAAATTTTTGAAGGAAAGGAGGAAAAATAATACATGGCAAAAGTACAAGCTACCATGTCCACTGAAATTGCCTTAGACACGTTACAAGCGGCTAATTCGATTAAACGACTAACTCAGTTGGTCAATAGCTCTACAAACGCATGGAAGGCGCAAGAAAGCCAAATGCGTAGCGCTGGGGACTACTTAGGTGCAGCACAAGCCAAGTACGATGGTTTGGGGAATGCTATCCAAAACCAACAACACAAGATTGAGAAATTGAAACAAGAACAGTCTCAACTTAAAGGAAGTACCGCTGAAACCGCTGAACAGTACCTCAAGTACCAACAACAGATTGACCAAGCCACAACACGTTTGGCATCGTTGGAGAACCAACAGCGTCAAGCTAAGAATAGCCTTGACTATCACAAGTCTGGGCTTTCTGAATTGCAACGTGAGTACAAAGCCCAAAACGAAGCTTCAGACACTTACATCAAGCGTCTGAAGGCAGAAGGCAAGGAAGATGAAGCTAGGCAAGAGCAACTTAAGCAATACAAGGGTTCGATTACTAATTTAAATAAACAGTATGAGACACAAAAAGAAATGCTTGAGCGCGTCGCTAAACAGTCTGGGAAGACTAGCGATGAATACCGCAAGCAAAAACAACGTTTGGATGAAACGGCTACTAGCTTAGCGCACACCAGAAACGCCGCTGACAAGCTGAACGATGAAATTGAGCAAAGTCAACGCTCTAGTACATTCATTGGTCGCTTGAAAGAGAGCTTTAAACGCTTAGGAAGTGAAGTCGGTGAGACTGAACATAAAACCTCACGGCTGAAAGGGATCTTTGGGGCTACGTTTGCGGCTAACCTAATTAGTAACGGTTTCCAAAACGCTTTGGGAGCTATCAAAGGTAAGTTTGACGAAATCGCACATTCTAGTGCCGAATATGTTAAATACCAACAAACCATGAACGCCACTTGGCTAACCTTGACGGGTAGTGCTGAAGAAGGTAAGAAAATGGTCGATATGACCAACCAAATGGCGCAAGCTGCGGCTAACTCAACCGAAATGGTTGACGGCATGAACCAGAAATTTTATGCCGTTACTCACAACACCGAGTTAACCAAACAGCAAACACAAGCTATTTTGACCTTGCAAGATGCATTTGGTCAAACCGATGCAGCCGTTGAGAATTTCGCTACTCAGTGGGCACAAATGATTGCCAATGGTAAGGTCCAAGGGCAAGACATGATGTCAATTATCAACGTCTTCCCAGAAATGAAAAACCAACTTAAAGAAGTAGCTGCACAAGAGCTTGGCATTGCAGACATGACCGCCGATAAATATGCAGAGCTACAAAAAGATGGTAAGATCACCGCAGAAATGGCACAAAAAGCCTTGTTTGAGTTGCAAGACAAGTACAAGGATGCCACTGCTAACTTCTCGACTACCATTGGTGGTCTTGAAAGAACTATCCAGTCTCGTATGCCGGCGGTAGTCGCTGCATTCCGTGACCCAATCGACAAAATGAAAAACCCATTCTTACAACAGATTGGGGATTGGGTTGCTGACCCTAACACTGAAACTAAGTTTAAAGACTTAGGGGAACATGTCTCTAAAGGACTAGGCACTATCATGGATGCCTTTTCTAAAGTGTTTAATCTCGGTGATGGTAAGGATAAGCTCAATGGCTTCATGGACGGTCTCAACAAGACTGTTGATAATGTTAGTAAAACCATTGCTAACAATGCCCCTAAAATTGTAGCCTTTTTCAAAGAGACGAAAGATAGTCTAGGTGCAGTGTTTAGCATTGGTAAAGACTTTGCTGGCGGCGTTTGGGAAGTTGCCATTGATATGATCAAAGGTGTCGCTGGGGCTTTCAACCTCATGACCGGAAACGGTAAGAAAGCTAAAGGGCCAGTCACGTCACTATCTAAGGCTTTAGGTGGCATTGCAAAACATAAGACGGCTATTAAAACAGTCGGTTCTTTGTTTGCTGCTTACTTTGTAGGCTCTAAGGTTGCTCTAGGTATTACGGCAGTCGTTAAAGGTATCCACGCATGGCGGACGGCCACAGTCGGTATGACAGCAGCTCAAAAAGCAATGAATTTAGCAATGGCTTCCAACCCAATCGGTTTGATTGTGGTTGCAGTAACTACGGCTATCACTGCCTTGGTGTTGCTTTACAAGCACAACAAGAAATTCAAGGCTTTTGTGGATGGCATGTTTAGTGCTGCTAAGAAAGCCTTTGACAAGATTTTCAAAGTGACTAAAGAAATCTTTGGCAAGATCATTGATTTCTTCAAAAAGGACTGGAAACAGGTCCTTTTATTTATTGCCAATCCGATTGCCGGGGCTTTCGCTTTAATCTATAAGCACAATAAGAAATTCAAGAAATTCGTTGATGGTATCGTTAAGAGCATCAAGGACGGTTTCTCTAATGCTGGCAAATGGCTCGGTAAGACATGTGATGGCATGAAGAAGACCTGGACTGGTGCAATGGATTCAATGACCAAGAGCACCAAGAAGGGTTTTGAAAAGACCAAGAATTACTTTACTGGTGGTGAAAAGGGCATTAAAGCCTTTACTAACACCGCTAAGAAGTTGCTTGTCATATCCAATCCGGTAGTAGCTGGGTTTGAGTTGATGTACAAGCACAACAAGCCATTTAAGAAGTTTGTCGATAGCACCGTGGACCATGTCAAGGATATGGCGAAAGGCGTTGCGAAACACATGAGTAACCTTAAGAAAGATTGGGGCGAAAAGTGGGACAACGTCAAGAAATTCGCATCTAAAACATGGGAAGGTATCAAGGGCAACGCTACTGAAGCAATGATTGCTCTTGGCAAGGATATCGACAAACATCACAAGGGCATCAATAAGAATTGGTTTGATGGTTGGGAAAATTCTAAAAAATTCCTGTCTAAAAAATGGGATGAGATTGGAGCGTTAACGCAAGAAAAATTCGGTGTTAACATTACCAAATTGATTACCGACGCATTGACTAATATTGCTAAATTCTTCAAAGATACGTGGGACAACGTTAAAAAAGGCTTTGGCGAAATGTGGGACGGCATGAAGAAACTTGCCGGTGATGGTATTAATGCCGTCATTGCCTTGCCTAACGCTGGTATCGACGGTATTAACAAACTTATTTCTGATTTCGGTGGTAGCAAAGAAGCTATCTCTAAAATTCCTAAAGTTAAGTTTGCCGGTGGTACTGGTATGTTTAGCTCATACCGAAACCCAATTACCAAGCCTACACTTGCCACACTAAACGATGGCTACGATAGCCCAGAGACTAATAACCAAGAAATGGTTATTTTGCCAAATGGTAAGTCATTCTTGCCACAAGGGCGAAACGTTGAGTATCTCTTGCCTGCTGGTTCGGAAGTCATTAATGCTAGTGAATTAGCAATGCTCATGGGCGTAGAGCGTGGAGCGTTTGCAAAAGGAACTGGTTTCTGGTCTAAAATCTGGGACACTGCTACAAACGTAGCGGGTTCGGTTTGGGACACTATGAAGAACGGCGTCGATAAATTCATGAAAATGATTGAGTTTGTCGGTGATGTCGTTAAAGACCCAGTCGGATCACTAGCTAAAAAATTCAGCCCTAACGCTGACAAGTTAGCTGGTATGTTTAACCCGCTCGGTAATGCGCTTTATAAGAAACCTATCGAAGAAGCTAAGAATTGGTGGAAAGAGCTTTGGTCTATGGCTAATGCCTCAATGGACGAAGGCACAGTGGCAATGGGTGCTAAAGGCGATGACTACCGCTTTAAAGATAAAGCGAAAGACGCTGGAGCTGACCCGTGGGGTTATTTCTTCCGTGAGTGTGTGTCATTCGTTGCAAGCCGTTTGGCTAACCTTGGTGTCAAACCTAGCTTGTTTAGTCACCTCGGTAATGGTAACCAATGGATATCTGCCAGCGTGCCACACTTAAGTAGACCTAAACCGGGTACGGTTGCCGTCTATACTGGTGGTCCCGTTTCAAGCAACCACGTTGACTTTGTAACGGCAGTACATGGGGACACTTACGATGGTGAAGAATACAACTATGGCGGTAACGGTCAGTATCATCAATACGCTGGTCGTCATATTTCAAACGCTGCTACCTTCCTTGATTTCGGTGTTCGAGACAGTGGAAGTAGTGGCGGTGATGATAGCAAACCGCTTAAGGACCGAAACAACCCGCTTCAAAGCTTAATTAAGCGCCAAGTCGGTGGCATGTTCGAATGGATTAAGAAAACCCTTGGTCCATTGTTAAGCCCAGCCGGTGGTGGTGAAGATGGTCCTCAAGGGTCTGGAGTTGAAAGATGGCGCAGTTCTGTTGTTAGAGCGTTGGAAGCTAACGGCATCGAAGCTAACAGTTTCCGTGTTTCTAAAATCTTGGCAACTATCCAGCGTGAGTCTGGTGGTAACCCTAACGTACAAAATAACTGGGACAGTAACGCAAGAGCTGGTACCCCGTCAATTGGTTTGATGCAAACTATTCAACCAACATTTGACGCTTACAAGCACGCAGGACATAACAATATCCGTAACGGTTATGATAACTTGCTTGCTGCAATCAACTATATCAAACACCGCTACGGTACATCAGACGCAGCCTTTAACCGTGTAGCCGCTTATGGCTACGCTAACGGCGGTCTAGTCCATAAGAATGGTGTTTATGAGTTGGCTGAGGGTGACATGCCAGAGTATGTTATCCCTACAGATATTGCTAAACGTGGTAGAGCGTGGCAATTGCTTACTGAAGCAGTGGCACGTTTTGCCGGTGATTCCCCACAAGGCAACCACGATAGCAATTCAGATCATGAGCGTGTTTCTGTATTGGAAAGCAAGTTAGATATCATGATTGACTTACTAGGTCAATTGGTGACTAATGGTTCTAACCCAATCGAAGTTAGAAATATCATCGATGGTAGAAGCGTTTCAAACGGGTTAGCACCCTTTATGGCAAAGGCAACAAACGATTATGAGCGCAGACAAGCGCTGTTAGGAGGTAGCATTATTTGATAGGAATGTCAGTCATTTTTGACGGTAAAAACTTAACCGAATTATTCAATGAGGGACAAGGGCGTACCGTTCCAGTGGATGTCACGAAAAACGTTGCATCCAATTTCAACAATAACTATCAAGACCAAGGGCGTAGACGTTACGGTCAGCAATTCCTATACAGTACCTTGTCAGTTAAGCAGATTCAAGTATCGTTTACCTTGGTCGGAAACTACGACTACTTTAATTCTATTGCTGAAACGCTGGGCGGTTATCTCAATGTTGATAAACCAAAAACATTGATTTTTGGTGATGAGCCTAACAAGGTTTGGGAAGCTATCCCGTCTGGTCAAGCGTCGCTTACCGTGGATAAGAACACGGCACCGATTACTGCCACGGTAACGGTTACGTTTGATGTTCCGAAAAGCTACGGTGAAAACAAAGCGCAAGCCTTGGTAAGTAGTGACGGTGAAACAAAATACGGAAGTATTAAGAAGGTATCTACTGGACATTACAAAGCGACCTTGAAAAACTTTGGTACGGCTGAAACCTACCCAGATATTAAGCTGAAATTCAACTCAGATAATGGCTGGGTTGGTGTTGTGAAGTCTTCTAGTGAAAGCTACGAGATCGGCAATCCTAATGAATATGATTTTGGCGAAACCAAAAATTCAGAAGTCCTGCTGGATTTTAATTCTAGCGAAGGAATCCAAAAAGGTTTAGCAGTATCTACTAAAAACCAAGGTATATTCAACGATAGCGCTCAAACTTCGAACGGATCGTTCTATATTGATAATTCGTGGGGAAGGCCACACATAGCTCTAAGAGAGCGTGGGAGCGGAGACACTTTCTTAAAAGGGGCTTCACTAACGTGGGAAATTCCTGTTGATAGTAATGGCCAAAAAGGTTCTTTGTATGAATATTTTTGGTGGAGGCAGATTTTTTGGGCTGGTGCAAGTAATCAGACTGGTTTCTTAAAAATTTCTGTTACTAGTGACAAAGGAGAGTTCCTCTATGGAGTAGAAACTTACAAAGATACCAACGGTCTTGACAGTCGTTATAACTTCTTGGCAAGCGATGGTAAAGGTGGATATCGAATCCTTGAAAGAAAACAGTTTCAATGTACGCACGTAGACAGTCAAAACCCATTCAATGAACCTCGTGGGTGGTCAGATGTTTTAAGAACGGATGATACAATTCAATTCTTTTGGTTTGGTGGGTACCCTAAATATACAATCCCGGAAATTAAAGGTAAAAAATCAGCAAAAATAAACATCGGTATCTTTGGCATACACGACAGTCCTATGCTAACTCACATGTATATTGATAGTTTTATTTACAGGAAGGATTTCATCAAAAAGCCAATAGATATTCCAAATCGTTTTCGTAAAGGTTCGATTCTTGAAATCGACATGGCAAAAGGTAAAACATTAGTTGATAATTTGCCAGCGTCTAACGAGCTGACATATTTGTCTGAACCCTTCAGCATTGGTGCTGGTGAAACTGAAATCGACATCTATACATCTAGTTGGACAAGGACTGACCCAATTATTGAAATTACTTGGAAGGAGCGTTTTGTTTAATGCAGATTTGGATTCACGATAAGAATATGCGCAAGGTGTGTGCGTTAAACAACAACGTTCCTGGCATGTTGCCATATTCTAACAGTCAATGGCACACTTATCTTGAATACTCAACTAGTACATTTGATTTTGCGATTCCTAAAATCGTCAATGGAAAATTACATGATGATGTAAAATACATCAACGATCAGATGTATGTGTCATTCTTCTATGATAATTCCTACCACGTTTTCTATGTGTCGCAACTCGTTGAAAATGACACAGCGTTTCAAGTTACTTGTAATAACACCAACTTGGAATTGGCTATGGAGAGCGCACGCCCTCTGGGTAGCAGTAATGGTGCTAAAGATATTGTTTGGTATCTTCAAGTATTGGACTTGTTAGGGTACGCAGGTCTTGAAGTTGGTGTCAATGAGATATCCGATAGAACCAGAACTATCACGTTTGATTCTCAACAAGGTACTAAACTTGAGCAATTGCATAGTTTGATGAATCAGTTTGACGCTGAGTTTATTTTTCGTACCGATTTAAACCGAGACGGCACTTTGAAAAAATTTGTCATCGACATCTACCAACGCCCAGACGGAAACCATCATGGCATTGGTAAAATTCGAGGTGATGTAATTCTCTACTACCAAAACGGTCTAAAGGGTGTTCAAATTGCTAGCGATAAGACCCAACTCTTTAACGCTGGAAGTTTCGTTGGACAAGATGGTCTTAACCTTGATAGTGTTGAGTTTGAAGAGAAAAACGAGTTGGGGCAAGTGGAGTTTTACACCAAAAAAGGTAGCCTTTTAGTATATGCACCTCTTTCTATGGAAAAATATCCATCGACTTTTAGCGAAAGCGACAAGGATAGATGGACACGTAAGGACTTCGAGACAGAATACAAAGATGTCAATGCTCTTAAAGGCTACGCATTGCGTACTATTAAGCAATATGCTTATCCATTATTGACCTATACCGTTGATGTTCAATCTAGTTTCGTTGAAAATTACAAGGACATCAACTTAGGGGACACTGTTAAAATCATCAACAACAGTTTTAGGGACGGTCTAGCCCTTGAAGCTCGTGTGTCTGAAATGGTAATCAGTTTCGATATGCCGCTTAATAACTCGGTTGTGTTTTCGAATTACCGTAAAATCGTCAACAAGCCATCGTCTGAATTGCAACAACGTATCGATGAAATCGCAGCTAGAGCCTTGCCGTACCGTGTCGAGATCACAACTACAAACGGCACAGCATTCAAGAATGGCGTTGGTCGTTCTACCGTTCGTCCAGTCTTGAAACAAGGCGATAAGACGGTTAATGCTACATGGCGTTTCGTGATTAACGGTGAAATCAAATATGTCGGTATGACCTATGACATGGTAGCGTCAGAGATTACCCAACCAACCGCCGTAACTGTTTCTGCATGGGTAGATAATAAAGAAGTAGCTTCAGAAGAAGTTACTTTTTTAAATGTCTCAGACGGTAAGAATGGTGCTAAAGGTGACCCCGGACCTAAAGGCGACAAAGGTGATAGAGGTAATGACGGTTTGCCCGGTAAGAACGGGGTAGGCTTGAAATCTACCACTATCACCTATGGCATGAGTGACAATGAAAGCACCATGCCTACTAGTTGGACGGCAAACCCACCGATTTTAGTTAAAGGTAAATACCTATGGACTAAAACACAATGGATGTATACGGATTTATCTAGCGAAACTGGATATCAAAAAACATACATTCCACAGAACGGTTCTAAAGGTGATGACGGTCTACCGGGCAAGGATGGTGTTGGGTTGGTTAATACCACCTTGCGTTATGCGAAATCCACAGACGGTGTCAACAAGCCGTCTGGCAGTGTGGTAGCAGCGATTAGTGATAAATATCAACCATCTAATTCAACGACTGACAATCTTATCATGACTGGTCAGCGTGTTCGATTGGAACAAGGCAAGACTTATATCTTATCTGCTGAAACTAATGGCAGTTTCACTGATCAGCACAATACGGCAACTAGTAACAACAACGCTACAATTTGGATAATCAACCCTAGTTTTAGTACATGGGCTATTATCTCTGATAGCAACACGGCTAAAGGTACGAGATACGCGCATAACCGCCCTACTGGAGAATATGAAATCCGTGTCAATACCTACACTACAGATGATTCAATATGGATTAAAAACATTGTGTTTGAAGATGGTACATGGACACCAGACATCCCAACGGTCAACCCCGGTGAATACCTATGGACAAGAACGACATGGTTCTATTCAGACGGAACGAGCGAGCAAGGCTTTTCTGTTGCAAAAATGGGAGAACAAGGACCTAAGGGAGACCGTGGAAACGATGGGATACCGGGTAAGAATGGTATCGGAATTAGAAACACTAGCGTTCTATATGGTCTATCTATGGCTGAAACCGTGCCACCAACGTCATGGTATCAAAACCCACCAGCATTAGTTAAGGGCCAATGGTTTTGGACGAAAACCGTCTGGACCTATACTGACAGCACCACTGAAACAGGGTATCAAAAGACCTATGTAGCCAGAGATGGTAACGATGGTAACAATGGTATAGCTGGTAAAGACGGTGTCGGTATTCGTAGCACTACGATCACTTATGCACAAGGTACATCGGGTACAATGGCCCCAACAAGCGGTTGGAATAGTCAAGTGCCAAACGTACCAGCCGGACAATTCCTTTGGACAAAGACAGTTTGGACTTACACCGATAACACGAATGAAACTGGGTACTCGGTTTCTAAAATCGGTGAGCAAGGACCTCAAGGTGCCAAAGGTGAACAAGGCCCTAAAGGGAATGATGGCGCCAAGGGAGATCGTGGAGAGCAAGGCCCTAGAGGTTTACCGGGTGAACGTGGTCCACAAGGTCTGCAAGGGCCAAAAGGGGACCAAGGCATCCCAGGCGTTAAGGGTGCTGATGGTAAAACACAGTACACCCATATAGCCTACGCTGATACCGTTTCTGGTGGTGGATTCAGTCAAACAGATACTAACAAACCATTCATTGGTATGTATCAAGATTTCAATGCCACAGACAGTCGAAATCCACAAGACTACCGATGGTCTAAGTGGAAGGGTAGTGATGGGCGTGATGGTATTCCCGGTAAGGCTGGAGCAGACGGAAGAACACCTTACGTCCATTTTGCTTATGCCGATAGTGCTGATGGGCGGACTGGTTTCAGTTTGACCCAGAATGGTAACAAGCGCTATTTGGGTGTTTGTACTAATTTCAGCCAATCAGATAGCACCAACCCAGCTGATTATGTTTGGAATGATATGGTTGGTAGCGTGTCCGTTGGCGGTGAGAATCTTATCCGAAACTCAGCATTTCCAGAGAATCTTGATAACTGGGGTTTCTGGCAAACTCCACAACAGAACCCTAATCTGTCTGTTTCACGGCATCCGTTTTACTACAATAGTACTAAACCGCTATTCTTGCTTAAAACATCATCATCAGTACCAGCGTCTACGCCACGCTTTTCAGTTAAGCGCAACACTGATTACTCTTTCAATTTTCAATTGTTTGCTACGGGAAACATTAAGAGGGTAGACATCTATTTTCTTGGTCGCAAGTCAAGTGAAACGAGCAAGAATTACACAAAGGCGGTGCGTTTTAAAGCACACACTGGTTCACCGTCAGTCACCGGACTCGCTAAATGGCACTTAACATTCAATCCTGGTGAATGCGACGAAGGCTATATCCGTATTGATAACACTGGCACCACCAACAGCAGTGAGTCGCTGTTATTCTTCACTGAACTGGACTGCTACGAGGGGACTATGGACCGTGCTTGGCAACCGTCGCCAAAAGATTTAGAGAAACAACTAAACAGCAAGGCTGACAGTGCGTTGACACAAAGCCAGCTAAACCGTTTGAATGAGATCAGCTCAGTCATGAAAGCCGAGCTGGACGCTAAAGCTTCTCTTGATACGTTCAATCAATGGGTGAAGGCTTACCAAGACTTCGTTAACGCAAACAACGCTAATCGAGCACAAGCCGAAAAGAACCTTGTGGATGCTAGTGCTCGTGTCGCAAAACTAGAGAACAATCTGAATGACATGTCAGAGCATTGGAATTTCATCGACAGTTACATGGCATCTTCAAACGAAGGGCTTGTCATTGGTAAGACAGACAATTCTAGCTCTATGCTATTTAACCCGAATGGTAGGATTTCGATGTTCTCAGCCGGTAACGAGGTAGTGTATATCTCACAAGGTGTGATTCACATCGAAAACGGTATTTTCTCGAAAACCATCCAAATCGGACGATTTAGGGAAGAACAAGATTACATCAACCCAGACCGTAATGTCATTAGATATGTAGGAGGTAAGTAAGATGGCAGAATATTGGTCTAACAATGACCGTGGCTATCGGATTAAATTAACAATTGATGAAGTTGGAACCAATGTTGAAACGAATAGCAGCACCGTTCGGATACGCTTAAGTTTATTTAACACAAACCGGACGTTTTCAAACCGTCAATGTAAGTGGTATTTCGATGCGTTTGGGCAATACGTTGGAAATGTTACTTATTTTTCTGTTTCTCAACAAAATTCCGAACTTCAAATCGTTGATAAAACCATAACGGTAGAGCATACAAATGGCAAAACGCATTTTGGGGCAAAAGCCTTCTTCTACAGCTATGGAAACGCAGACGGCCCATATGATTTAATTGTAAACCCAATTGAATTTGTACTAACTACACTCACAAACGCAAGTACACTAGAAATGCCAAGCAGTGTAATTTTAGGTGATTCTGTCAACTTTTCAATAACGAAAAAAGTGCCTTCAGCTAAACACACGTTGAGATATTCGTGGTATGGGCTTGATGGAACCTTAAGCGAAAATATCGATACATCGTATAGATGGATGATTCCGGAAAGTTTTGCAAACGATATTCCCAACAGTTCTAGTGGATGGGGAACAGTATTTCTAGATACATACGTCAATGGAAAACTAATCAATACGCAATCGAAAACATTCACTGCCGGTTTGTCGTTAAACAGAGTTAAGCCCACATTCTCAAGAATTGCATTAACGGATGCAAACGAAAAAACACGAAACATTATACTATCAGACCAACACTTCGTTTCTGTGCTATCTAAAATCTACGCACGTTTTGATAATGTTCAAGCAAAATTCGGAGCATCTATCACGGGTTATTTTATGGAAATTGTCGGCAATAATAACACGATTTCCGCACCTAGCGGAACTTTCCGTGAAGTTTCCGTCAATAAAGATACACAATTCACGTTAAGAGGGTATGTTGAGGATAGTCGAGGGATTAGGTCTGATTTATACGAAACGACCATCACGGTTTTAAGTTATTTCAGTCCGACGCTGAGATTTGAAGTGACCAGAAGTGGTGCAACCAATAGCACACTTACCATTAAACGTTTCGCTAAAATTGCACCGTTAACAGTTAACGGTGTTCAAAAAAACCCTATGAAGCTGACGTTTACCACAAGAAACATCGATTCTGACACAGGAACCATCGACAACGGTGGCGCTGGCGGAACGTGGTCGCAGATTTCAGAATTTAACGCATCTAACGCAAATCTCGGTAATTCGTACCCAGCAGATACTTCTTACATCGTGGTCGGTAAGTTAGAGGATAAGTTTACTAGCGTGTCCTTCCAAGCGACTGTTACTGGTGACCGTATTGTTATGTCTTACGATAAAGAAGGTGTCGGAATCAATAAATATCGTGAGAGAGGGGCATTGGATGTTGACGGGTTGATATACTCAAACCGCAAACAGATTCAACATCACAAGTTGACCGAACCCAACGGGATAGCCATAGATACTAAAGTGGATAACCTAAACGACTACAGAACCACTGGTTTCTATTCGATTCTAGGGAATTACCGAAACCATCCAGCTTCGGGCGAGGGTGCTTACTTGGAAGTCGTGGAAAGTATTTCTGGATATCATCAAACGCTAACTACCGCTTCTGGTCGGATGTTTAAACGTACAGTTACTAGCAATTCTAACGGCTCGTGGATTGAGTATACGCCTAAACCAGAGAAACCGGAAAAGCCAGAACCGGCTACTATTAAACGAACGGTTAGTTTGGGTTGGGGGATTGCAGCGGATGCAGTCAGAAAAGGGAATGTTGTCACGCTAAGCATGAATCGTGCAATTCATGCTGTTGATACCGCAGAAAACAAGAAATTGGAAGAGTCCATTCCAGAAGGGTTCAGACCTTGCGTCCAAGTTCATTTGTTGGCAAACAAAAATGACGGTACTAAATTTGTTGGCGTAGCGACTTGGCATATATCGCCAGATGGTTCAATGGGCGTAACTAATGCAGACTCAAAGAACACCATCTATGTTGGCACGATCACTTACATCACTGAAGATAATTACCCAAATTAAGAAAGGAAAATAATTATGTCACTTAAAATTACAAAACAACGCACAATCAATGCAGAATTTAATGTCGAAGAAGAAGGAGCTACAATCCTTGTCAAACAGACATTCATTAGCGTAGATTCCAATGCAGTCTCCACAGTCCAAGAAAATCTCCTTAACGCTGAATTATACGCAAAACATCGTCAAGATATGCGTGCGGATGAGCGTGCTCTACGTGAGTTGCGTTATAAAGTAGAAGACGAAATTTTGGCTGATACGACAGAGGCTTGATGCGTAAAAAAATGGGGGTAAAAAATAAAAGATGAATATTTCTGATTTGATTGACCACCTTGCCCCTACCATCGGTGTGATCGCAACGGGCTGGTTTGGTATGAAAGCTAGCAAGTCAGCTAATTTAAGCAAATCACAATTCGGAGATTTAAAAGGCGAGTTGAACAACATTCATGATTCGGTTGAAACTATTCAACAAATCGGTGAATCAAACAACGAGAAAATCAACGAATTAAGCGACAAACTAGCAGTGCATGATGAAGCGCATTTGGTGACTATGTACCTACGTTTAGAGCGTGACATTTCCAAAGAATTAGAGCGTGGATATACCACTGTTCATAATTCAGATGTGATCCACAAAATGCACTCCAGCTATAAAAAACTAGGTGGCAATGGGTATATTGATGCCCTTTATAAAAAATATATTAATTTAGAAGTGAGGAATTAACATGATTAATCTTAAACTACGTTTGCAAAACAAAACAACTCTTGTAGCTCTTATCTCAGCAGTGTTCCTTATGTTGCAACAATTCGGGCTTGAAATCCCACACAATATCCAAGAGGGTGTTAATACTTTCGTTGTGATCTTGGTAATTTTGGGAATCGTAACCGACCCAACAACAAAGGGTGTAGCAGATAGTGAACGTGCATTAAACTACCATCAACCTCGTGAGGACTAGCCTATGGCTAAGCTCATGACTTCCATCAACCAAATTAAAGGCGGTGATGTCCTCAAATCTGGGGACACCACTTCCGTTTTTGGTTTTGAAATTCTAGGGTACGATGGGAAACGCATGGAACTGTCCGGAACTGGTAAACTAACGCTGTCAAACGACGAAACAGTGGCGCTTTATCAAGACATTACCGTCGATAGTGGTGTATTCTCATTCTCGATGGGTAAGGCAGTAGCTACTGGCACTTACTACCTAGAGATTAAACTGGACGGGCATATTTTCCCGTCTAACAATTTCAAAGTGAAAGTGAAAAACTCGTTAAATGCAGACAGCGCCATCCCATCGGACAAGAGCCCTAAACTGAAACTACTAGCTGATGAGTTGCGAGAGTCTGGGCTAATCGGTGGCACTGATACCACGGAAGACCTCGTAAATGTATACAATCTAGCTAAAATTTAAGAAAGGAAACATATATGAGTAAATTACATGATTTCGCCCAAGCAGTGGGTGCTGATATCAAAGAAATCAAGGCGTCGATTGCCAGCAAGCCGACTGGTGTCAGTGAAGAACGTTTGACCCAAGCTATCAACCAAGCTAAGACTGACATCATTGGTGGAGCTCCCGAAAACCTTAACACACTCAAAGAAATCGCTGATAAAATCACTGCAGCGGGTGGCAATACTGACAGCGGTATTATTTCTAAAATGACCGAGCTTGGCACTCGTATTGATACTATCGAGCAAGAAGACCTTGTGAGCGTTTATAATTCAGCGAAAGCGTGAGCCTATGAGTAAGTTCACAGAATTTGCTCAAGCCGTTGGTGAGGATATCAAGGAAATTAAAGATAAACAATCTTCATCGTTGACTGTCAGCCAAGCATATGGTTTGTTTCCAACATATAATAATTTTTTTCTACAAGTTCTAGAACAAAATAGATTTGCGGCAGACCCGCTTGTAACAAAGTCTCAATTACCAACTAGCGAAATTAACGCTTTAAAACAGAAGGTCGAAGAGTTAGAGAAAACTATCTCGGAGATTAAACAGACTATTCAAAAATAAGAAAGAAGTATTCTAAATGAGTGTTTAACAATCTATTGTTAATTGGTTTGTTAACCATATTTTAGAAAAGAGGAATAAATAATGAGTAAAATTGAATCAAGTATCGCGCGCATGTATCACTTACAATCAATCCCAGTACATTATGACATGGGTGACCGTTACGGAAACGACGCTGACGGAGATGGGCGCATTGAATTTGACTGCTCATCAGCAGTAAGCTATGCACTTGAAATTAGCTTGAATAACAACACAGAATCACTTCAACAAGCACTGCCAGCGATTGGTTATGCGAAAGTGTTTGACGCTGTAGATGGCACATTCGATGGCCAACGTGGAGATGTCGTTATTTGGGCACCTCGTGACGGCTCAAGCTCTCTCGGTGCGTTTGGCCACGTACTTATCATGACTAGCGATAGCACTGCTATCCATTGCAACTACGGCATGGACGGAGTGACTGAAAACGATTATAATTATATTTGGGATCTCAATGGTCGTCCTCGTGAAATTGTATTCCGTGAGAGCGGAACGCCTCTTCCAGCCCCAGCTCAAAGTGAGTTCGAGCGTGAATTGGATGTTAATACACGCTTAGAGAAGTCAGACAAGCCTTATTATGAAGGCACTCTTACCACCGACTACTACGTTGAAGCTGGTCCTCGAATTGATAGTCAAGACAAGGAATTCCTCCCAGCTGGCACACGAGTCCGTGTTTACGAGAAATTAAACGGCTGGTCTCGAATCAATCACCCTGACAGCGCTCAGTGGGTTGAAGACCAGTACTTGGACGATTGCACAGATATGTAATAACAGACCACGAACAAAAATAAAATAGAAGGAGTATATCACCTCCCCTAAGACTGCAATAGGGATACCATGGCAGTAGTGGTCGAAGCCTCAGCATTTTGCTGGGGCTTTTTTTGTGGTATAATAATATTGGTTTTGAGAATAGCCTTCATAGGTAGACGCCGCCCATAAACGGGCGGTTTTTTATTTTGCAAAAAAACTGAATTTCTTTATCAAAAGTGTTGACAAACTATCGTGTATGATATATAATATACATGTAAGATAAAGAAAGGGAGAACAAAAAAGGAGTTCTCAAGGTAAAGTAAAATGGCATTAACTCAAGAACAAATCAATCAACTTGTAAAAGAATACAAAATGGCTTATGACGGAGAAGAAGAAGTTACTGAGGAAAAAGTCCTCAACGACTTACAAGAGTACATGAAAGACTTCACAGATTACGAAGATTTCGACGAAGTTCCTTTTGAAGAATTGATTGACTTTATAGGATAACCCAAATTAAAAAGGAGAAATAAAATGGAAATCAACAACGACATCAAAGACCTAATTTTAGAATACGTAGGGAGATATTTCCGCTTTGAAAATGATTTTTATAAATTGCCTGGCATCAAATTTACCGATGCCAATTGGCAGAAATTCAAAAATGGCGATACCTCAATCGAAAAAATGGGGGCGGCACGAGTTAATGCCATGCTTGACTGCTTGTTTGATGATTTCGAGCTTGCTATGATTGGCAAGGCTCAACATGAATACTATTTGGATAATTCCCTTAAGTTAAATATGGCGTTCCATACTTATTACGATCAATTCAAGAAGCAACAACTTCTAAAATGGCTTGAAAACAGCCATGAAGACATCATTGGCGGTGCTGGTAGAATGTATACGGCAAGCGGAAACTGGATTTCTAGCGCTTATTTAGAAATTGCGTTAGAATCTAGTTCAATTGGTGGCGGGGGGTACATGTTGCAAATGCGATTCAAAGACTACTCACGAAGCCAAGAGCCAATACCAGCAGGTCGCCAAAAACGTCTCAAATGGATTGAGAATAATTTGGAGAACATCCGATAAAAAAGACTAGGGTTATCCTAGCCTTTTTGTGTCTCATAGATATAACATTAGACATTTAATTCAAATAGAGGTACACTATATATGGACTTCAACGTTCAATGTTTTTGTTTTTTTCATGCCGCTTGGTAGCCTATGCTGCTGAGCTTTTTTGCCCCAAATTTTGCCCCAAATCTTTCAAAAATCACAGAAATAAATAAAAATAAAAACTATAAAAACCTAGTAAAATAAAGTCTTTATAGTTTTCATTTATTCTTATATTCTGTATCTTTTCGTTGGCAGGGGACATTTTTAAGCCTTTAACCATGCGGTTTTAAAGCGTTTTGTCCACATTTGTTTTATCTTTTTATCGTTATGTTCTTTATGGGCTTTTAACGAAAAGGTTTTAAGCTATTTTGCCCCAAATTTAAGCCAAATGTATTTGACGCCTATTGAATTATAGGTGTTTTTTTGATAAGCAAAAACCCTAGTCAGGATTAGTCCTAACTAGGGTTCAAAATAGAATACTGGTGATGTTTAGTATGCTGTTATCTCA